TATACAGTTTATGATGTCGATTTTCTTAGCCGCCGCGCTCTTGGCGTTCAGCTTCACAGCTTCTTGCTGGGCGGTTTTGTCGTAACTGTACGAATAGCCGTTAATGCTTTCGCTTGCTACGCTCCCGCCGTTTTCTGCCACCGCTCCGCTTGCTTCCTGCGCTGTCAGATAATCAATTTCAATCATTCTGCATACGGCAATATCAAGCCCGTTTTCTTCCCGCTCCGTTACTATGCCGTCGTTTACAAGCTGTTTCAAAAACATTTTGTTGTCGTCGGCGTAGTTGTTAAAGTCCGCTTCGGTGGGAACGGCGGAACGCCCTAGAGTATCGCTATAATATGTGTAGTTTACATTCTCGAACATTCCGCCCGCTCCTTATTTATTGCCGTCAGATTTGTTTTCGTCTTTCGGCTTGTTGTCCGCTGGCTTACTTCCGCCGTCCTGCTTTGCGTCTTTATCCGCACCGTTCGGCTTGCTTCCGCCCTGTGTTCTCGTTTTTGCGCCGTTTGGTTTGTTCCCCTGCGGCTTGCTTCCACCTTTCTTTTCGTCTTTCGGCTTGTCGTCCGCTTTCTGTGCCGCTACTGTCTGCGGCTGTGTATAACCTACAATCTTCATGCTTTCATCTCCTGCTTGATGTCTGCACCGTTATAGCTGGCATAAACGCCCGCTGTCTTGTTCTCGTACATATCCGCAAGACCATACTCGCGGAAATTGAAAATCCATGCGTCAGCGTCGGGGTTGTCCTCAGGTGGAATAGCCTTGTCAACGCGGTGCTTTGTGTACTGCATGATTGCGGATTTTTCGGCAATCAAGAAGTTAAGTGTGTGGCTTCCGTCTGTGTCTACCTCATAGTATGACGCAATGCTTGCAGTTGCTGGCTCTGCGACAACTGTAAATACATAAGGTGAAGCCGATGTGCCCGCGCCGCTTCTTGTGTAGTATGTCTTACCGTCGACAACTGCTTCGTCGGTTGTTGCCTTGAACTTTGTTGCAACCTTTGTAAAGCCGCCCTTTGTTTCGCCCGATGTTTTACCGTCGAGCAATCCGACCAATGTCATAAAGCGGGCTGTTGGTACTTTGGTAATTGTTGCAAATGCTCCCAAAATATCGCGGCTCTTGTTTGTGTCTACATTCTGCGCCGCAATGAGAAGGGCTGGTGTAATAAACAAGTGACGGTTTTCGCTTGGTACTTCGTCGTTATCCATTGCGGAGGTTGCTGTCTGCAATGCGGCGAGTACATCTGTACCAGCGGACAAGGTTTCCTTTTTCTTTGTGCCTGCCAAACTTGCATATTTAGCAAATCTGAAAGCGTCCTGTTCGGGTACGACTTTAGTACGGATAAACTCGGCGGCAAGTTTACCAAAGGCAAGCCCTGCGGTTTCCTCGTTATCCATGTTGTCAATGCTGAACTTACGACCGCGGTCATAATTGAACTGTACAGTTTCGTTAGTCATTGTAACATCGCCGTTTACATATCCACTGTTGCGGTCATAATCTCCCAAGCCGTCCATGTCGAGCTTAGGGATAACAATTTCGTTTGCGTTTGCGCCTGCCTGTGCGAGTGTTGCGTCGCTTTCGAGGACGGCGGTCTTTGATTCGTTCTGATAGACTTCGTCGAGAAGTGCTACATACTTCTTAAACTTTGCAATCTGATTAGCCATAGTTTAAATTCTCCTGTTTAGTCTTTTTTCGGCGGCAAGCCCATTACTGCCCGCGCCTGTGCGTCATCGTCTGACTTTCCGCCTTTTCCGCCCATTGCTGGAACTACGGGCGGGGTCGGTGCGTTCTCGTCTTTTAAGATGTCCGACTGGTCTTTTGTGATTTCGGCGAAAATATCATCAAGATTCTTTCCCTTGCTTTCGTCTGCGCCCAATGCTTCACACATTTTCGCGGTGATTGCGTCCTGTGTGATTTTGTTTACAAACTTTTTGCCCGAAAGGTAATCTTTTACTTTTCCCGAACGCTCTAAGCTGGCAATTTTTGCCGCGCTTTCTTCCTGCGATTTTTTAAGCTCTGTCTTGTACTTCTCGACATCGGCTTTTGTTTGGTCGTAGTCTTTGAACTTCTCCAGCGTTGTGTTGGCGGTTTCAAGCTGTTTCTTGATGTCGTCATAGTCGGCGAACTTCGCCTTTACGCCCTCGATGTCCTTGCCGTTCTCTTTCATAATCTTGTCGATTACTTCGGATTCCAGCCCCAAACTTTCCAAAAAATCACGCTTCATGTGTGTATCTCCCTACGCATTTTTTACGGCTTGCCAGCCAATAGGATAGAAACGGATTACGCGCCGTTTCGCCGCTATATACATAGTCATTTGTAAAAATGGCGTTGTATGCAAAAAAAAAGACGGCAGGGCGCGAGGTGCGGTGCGTTCCCGCCGTAGGTGTCTGTTGCTTATATAGTCATTCGCGGATTTCCTGCGCCGCCTGTGTGTTTACGATGTAGTCATAAACCTTTTGCCAATACCAAAAAGGCAGAAACAACCCGTCCTCGTTCGCCGTAAATGTTTCACCGTCCTTTATTTCAGTCCATACTAAATCGCCGTTTTTGTCGTAAGGGTCGGGCGGGTAGTATTGCGGGGCGGGCTTACTTTCCGCCGTGCGCGTAGTTGTGCAACTGTTCAGCCATAGTGTGCAAATCGTCAGAATGATTGCCAGTGTTAGCGTCATTCTTGATTTTTTCCGCTTCGGTGATGATGTCCGCCGTGTGCTGTGCATTTGCCGCCCCCTCTTGTCTAATTTTATTTTCTTCCCGTTCGTGCCGCTTGCGCTCCATGTTTAGGGCGGTCGCTCCGATTCCCAATGTAGCGACCAGCGCGAACGCAAGCCCCGTAATTATCCAGCCCGCTATTGTCATTTTGCCTTGTCCTCATAAATCTTTTTCTGCCATACATTCACGCCCAAATAGCCGAGCGGAATAAAACATAAAGGCTGAGCGATTGTCATAAAATCAATTCTGTTTGCGATTACGATAAATGACACCATGCCGATAGCCCAAAGCGTTACCCATAATTTAGCCGATGTTAATTTGTTTCTTTTCGGCTGTTCTTTCTGTTCCTGTGTTTCTGTTGTCTTTGCTTCTTCCATTCGTTTAGTTCTCCTTTGTGTATAATTCGCGGGTTCTTACGAGCCGCGCTATCAGCTCCGCCGTCCAGTTGCACATTCGGTTTTTAAATTCGGGGGTCTTGTATTCCTCGCTTATGCTGAATGTGTAGACCAAATTGCAGATTGTAGCCTGTTTATCCTGTACATACATGGGCGTATCTGTGATGTGGTTGAACATTACCCATTCAATCACTTTGTCGTAGACGCGCTCTAAAATGTACTTTGTGAAATATCCGCCGTATTCGGGTTTTTCGGGGATTTTCCCCTCAATGCTCATAATAAAATCGTGTGCGGCTTCCACTTGCCGCCGTATGATTTCCCGCTCTTTTTCTGCCTGTCCGATTCGCAGATGTTTTGTATTGATTGCGACCGTACCGCTTTTTACAAGAACGATTGCAAAAATCACGATTACGGCTAGAAAAATCAATACTTCCCATGAGTTCGCGCTGGTCAATACTTGGCTTATTGCTTCCCACATTATGCTTGCCCCCTTGTGATAGCGTCTTTCACGCTTGCGCGGAAAGCGTCTAATAGTTCGGGCTTTCTAGTCCATAAGCGCGGGCAGTCTTTCCAGCCTACGATGTCGTGATGTGTCGTGATGTCGTCCGCCGTGAGTTTGTGCCGCTTGCACAGGTAGGCGCACAAATCAATGGCGGCGTTTATTGTTTTTTCCGTAAAATTGCCGTCGTAGTCGGTCGGACAAAGTTCTATCCCGATTGTGCAAAAGTTCGGGCTTGTAGTCTGCCAATGTACGGCAAAATGTCCGTATTTCTTGCGGGCGTAGTCGGTGTAAAACTGCCCGCTTGCTGGGTCTTTCTGATTCGTTCCGCAATGGTACGCTATTTCATTCGTCGGGATTATCTGTAAAACCTCGCCGTCTTGTCCGATGATGTAATGAGCCGAACCATAGCCGCCCATGCCTGTTTTTTTTGCTTCAAAAAACAGGCGGTTTTGTTCCGCGTTTGCGTGCGGGTTTGCCGTCCAATGAATTACAATGCCGCGCAGTTCCTTTATTGGTGTCTGCGGTCTGCTGTATTCGTTCGGCGTTAATAATTTTTGTGTGATTGCCATTTCTTGCCCTCTGTCGATATAGTCATTCGGGCAAAAATAAAGCCCTGCACCATTGCAGGGCTGATTTTGAAAAATGTAGTTTTAAACTTGTTTTTCTGTGTCGGCGGATAATTTGTCAATTTTCGCTAGAAAGAAGTTTTAAACTTGGTTGTAGCGCGTCTGCGGGGCTGTTTTTAGCCGTTGTATATTGGCTTTAGTGCCGCTAGTGTCGGGTTCTCTTTCTTAAAAATCTTTATTTGTTCGGCGGTCAGTTTTTCGGGGTAGTCCGTCCAAAAATTAAACACCGTTTTTCCGTCGAATGAAAAAAGTATTGTATCTTCTCTATTGTCTTCGGGGTCTACCCAATAAATCAATTTTTCGTCAGATTCTTTTTCAAAAATCATTTTGCCCAGCCCCCAATTCCTTTAATTTGTGCGCTTTCTGCTGTATTTAGGTACTGCATTAACTCTATAAACTCGCGGCTTTTTGAAAGTGATTCAAGTTCGATTAAATACGCCGTCTGATAATATTTTCGGCGTATCTTGCAAGCAAATCTATCTTTGAATGTGTTTTCTTCAAAGTTTTTCCAGCCGTTTACTCCCGAACTCTGCATTTCCAAAAATTGACGCGTTCCGTCTTTTAGTTTTCTTACGATTGCCGCATGACGACCTACGCCCAGCTTGTATTCTTTGCCGACTTCTAGGTGGCTCAATAATTCATAGCCCGCTTTTATTTGGTTTGTTTCCGTAACTGTAAAACTCTTTACGCCGTTAAACTTTGCCATTTCAAGCGATGTGGTTCTATCTGCGAATAAATCAAGGCTTTTTCCGCCCCTAAAGTCCAATACATCAAAACCGCCTTTATTTGCGATGTAGGCATTTGCGACGCTTGAACAACTGCCGCCTGTTTTATCGCCGCCCGCCAGCCTTGCTATAATATCCGCTTCTGTTGGCTGTTTTTCAAATGCAAATACAGGGCGGCTTTCAATCTTTAGCAGTTCCGCATATTCGCGGGCTTGGCTTTTTGGGTTATCAATCAGAGTTTTTAGTTTTTCCTCTGTTGCCTGTGCGGTTGCGACGCTCGGTGTTATCGTTGGCGTTGTTGTCGGTTTCGTGGTTGGGGTAGGTGCTGGCGGTTGTAGTGTTCTGCTTGGCACAATTCCGCTAGGCTGTTTTCCGCTCGTTCCTACATATTCCCTCGCGCTGTCGCGGGCTATTCCCGTCTGCTTGGTAAAATCACGCGCCGCCGCTTGCCATTTGCCGAGTTTCCGCCGCGCTTTAGTGTTGTCTACGCCCGCCGCTTCCTGTGTCAGTGCTTCGCGCTTGTAGTGCCTTATATTCCGCTCGATTCCGCGCAGTTTCTGCTCGCCCTCGTAGCGTGTCATTTCCTGCCCGTTGAAGTTCACTTTTTCGCTTGCCATTTCGTCTAAATCGTCCTGCGTGTAGTGTTCTTCCATGCCCTCAAAATATGGATAAAATGAGTGCTTGCAGTTTATGCCGCATAATCCCGTAACGCTTCCCAATTCGCAAACGGTGTAAAGCTGTTGCTTTGTGTAAATCTTACCTTGCCATGCTTCATGTTCGGGGCGCGCTCCCATGTGTGCCGTTACCTCGAACTTTTCAACGCCCAATTCTTCCGCGTTGCTCAATGTCTGATTTGCCACTGTTTGGTTTATGCTGGTCAGTATGTTCATGCGGACGGCTGATTCTATGGAGCGGGTGACGGGTCGCCCGTTCTCGTAGTGAACCGTAGTTATTCCGCGCTTGCTTAGTTCGTCCGCCGCGTTTTTCATTGCGGTATCATAATCGAACGCGCCCGACTGTGTTTGCATATATACGCGGTTAGCCTGTTGCACGAACTGTGTTTCTGTCGTTGCCGCCGTGGTAAGCGTGAGCCGTGATAAATCGCTGTGACATTTTTGAATTGTTGAAAGCATTTGCTGGGCGTTCGGCGCGGAAACGGTGCGACCTGTTGCCGCCTTAAATATAAGGTTGTCGTTCCTTGCGTTTGTTTCCAGCGCGTCTGTGAATATGTCTTTAATCTGCTTCACTATCGCCTTGTCATATTTCGCCAAAATCCGCCCGATGTTCTTTTTAAGCCCGCCCGCTTCTGCTAACATCTGCGCTTGCCATTTTGTAGCGTCCGTTACTTTGCCGATTCGTGCCAATCGTCGCGCCATATCCTGCAATATGTCGGTTTCAAGCTGTGAGTAGATTTCTATGATTTCATCGGACAAACCGTCCAAATATCGCGGCGATAGCATTTTAAAACTTGTCCCGCAAAATCCGCCATGCAAATACTATACGGCGGTGCAATGGGTAATGATTGATTGCATAGCGCAAGCTGTTCAATACAGCGCGGTCGTTCTTTGTGATTTCCTTTTTCTGTTTGTTCATTCTTGCCATTTTCTACGCTCCAAAATTAAAAGGGTCTGCGGGTGTTGGTTCTACTGGCGCGTTTGCCTTTGCCTGTGCTTCGTCCTCGCCGTAGAAGTCTTTGCGGTATTCCCATTTGTTTTTTACGCCCGCGCTGATTTCCTGTAATGCCATTTGTTTAGCCGCCGTTTCGTCTTTGCGGGTCGCGTCGTTGTTCCATGTCACTTTTATGTTTGCGTTGTTCGCGCCGATTCCGTAAGCCGCCGCCATGTGCGCCAATACTGCCGCCGTGTGGTGGTATTTTGTTTCTATTTCGTCCTCGATTTTGTCAACGATTGCGTAAAGTTCGCTTCGTCCGCCGCTGTACTGTGTCGCGGTCTGCTGTACGCTCTCCATGTCGCTAATTGTTCCCTTTCCTAAGTTACAGGTCAATTCAATGCGGCGCAGTATCTGCTGGAGCATTTCATTTTGTGCGGCTGTCCGCAGTGTCGGGGCGTGTTCGATGATTTTCTTTCCCTCGGTGCTTCCGTCGCCCTCGACCTGTACTAAAAGGCGGTTTAGTTCGGGTGTCATTTTTACGCCTGTCGCTTCGCCGTTCCTTTTCTGCCGTTTTGCGAACATATCACGGTCGGCAAATATGCGCATTTCGCCGCCTTTCTGCTCCCAGTTCATGCGCTCAAACTGTTCGTCCGCGTCCTTAATCAAATCTTCCGCGCCCGCAATTACGGGAACGGGAACATTAGAGCCGTCTACCTTGTTTACGGCGTGGTTTCTGAACTCTATAATCATCGGGAACGCTACTTTTTCCCACGCGTAAATCGGCGTTATGTCTGCGGTCTGCGGGCAGTCGCTTAAATCCGTTTTACGCAATGAGCCGCCCTCGTTCCTGTACAATGAACATTCTACGGTATGGGTTTTGTTTTCGTAGGTATGTTTTTCGGTAAGTAGCCATTTTTTAGAGCCGTTCTGTATCTGCTTCAAAATCAATGCGCCCGTAAGCGTTCCG